AAAAAGAAAATAAGGACTAATTAAAGTCCTTATCAATTTTATTCACCTGATAATCTTACAAATCCATAACCAGGATTAATCATACCAGTTTCGTATCTTTCATGTACGTTGAAGTAGAAATTAAAAGTAAATCTCTTATCATAATCGTACTCAGATACTAAACCTTTTCTTTTCTGCATTACTGCTGTGTCGATACTAGAGTCCAAAAAGAATACTGGTAACTCTGAAATGTATCTGTTAAATACAGCTTTAAGTTGAGGAATAGTGTTTTTAGTGTTTGAGCTTTCAAATGGAACAAGATTAGATTGTACTAAAGCTTGATATTGTGTTTGATAATTTCTGTGCATTAAAATAGTATCTGCTGAGGTATGAAATACTTCGCCCCAATGAGATTTCCAATCGTTGAACATTTGTACTGCTGTGTCATAATTAGTAAAATCTAATACCCCTGCTAATAAGTTGTCATTAACGCTAGCTGAATGTAATAGAGGATGTGAATTTGAAGCAAAAGCAACACCATCTCCGCCTACAGCTGTTGCACTATCATCCCAAACTTCAGCAACTTTTCTTTCTCTAAGTTGGGTCATTGTTCTAGCAAGTTCATTTACTTTAGCTTCAGGAATTAAATTCCATTGTTCATCTTCTTTAGCTTCCATTGTTACACTAATACCATTAGCCCATGTTTTGTTGACTATGGTTGTTCTATAAGCCTGTTCGATTTTACCATATTCAACAGTACCTTCTTCAGCTTTTTCGTGAGCTGGTTTCAAGTTCCCTACAGTATCATAAGTTTCCTGAGCTTTATTGGAAGTCTTAATAGTACAAGCTCTTTTCCATTCTTGCTCAGCCATATTTTGTATGTTCTTTTTAAATACTTCTTTTGTTCCAACATACATAGCACGAGCTATATCTTCTCTTCTAAGAGTCATAGTGGTTCTCCTTTCTTAATATTTTATTTTATAGGTATAAGAATGATGCAGGAATCATAAACTTTATTAAATTTACATCGTTATTATATCCAATACACAATGCACAACCAGCAATTGTATCATCTAAATCTATTTGTGTTTCAGTATCTACATCAAATAATGTTCCTAAGTCTGCATCGGTTAAAGTTGTTTTTGTAGCTCCTGCGTAAGGTGCTTGAAGTATTGCTCCTTCTGAAATAGCTGCTACAGCAACAACATCATCAACATCTCCATCATCAAGAGCTATGCCTACTACGGTAGCTGTTTTATCGCCATCAGCACTAGCAACTATAGTTCCAGCTGATATAACTACTAAATCACCGTCAGCTACTCCACCTGTACCAACTATAAGTTGTATTACTTCATATTTACCATTAAGTATTTCCATTATTTATCTCCTTTCTTAAAAATCTAATTCTTCTTCTTCATTGAGAGATTTATAAAATTGTTCTCTAGTCATCTTAGGGTTGCTTTTTTTAACTTCATCATAAGCAACTCTTTCAGCCCTAGTTAATTTAACATTTGCTTTACTACTCTCTGTTCCTTCAACAAAGCTTTTATTTTTAGCGATTCTTTGTTTATAATCTAGCTCTGCTTCCATATTTCTTCTTTTTTCAAAACTAGCATTTTTTGAAAACTTAGCAAGATAAAGTTCTTCCCTAGACAAGTCAGGATATTTACCTTTTAGTTCTTCAATACCTTCTCTATGGTTAGAGATGTTAGGGTAAGTCTGTTCTAAATCAGCATACTCAAATTTAGCAAGTCTAGTTTCATACATTTTAGTTTTACTTTCGGCTTCAGCAGTTCTTTCAGCAATATCTTCCGATACACCAGATTTCTTGAGTTCTGTAATTCTTTTTTCTTTATCATTCTTCAGCTGGTCTGCTTGTAACCTTTCTTGCAATTCTTCTAGTTTCTTTTTAGATTCTTTAGCTTCTTGTTTATATCTAATTAAAGCTTTTGTCTTTTTGTCAAGTTCTTCTTCATCCTCATCTTCGGTTTCAAGTTCTTCATTTTCAACACCTTCATCTTCTTTATCATCATCTTCGGGTGGAATGTTGTCCTCTGAGGTACTCGGAAGGTTGCCATCTTCGACTTCTTCTGTATCATCTATATTATCTTCTGCAAACATTTGTAATTTTAATTTCGTTTTATATTTATTAAACATCATTGTTCTCCTTTATATTTTAGATGATTTACACATCTCTATTAACAATTTTTACATCTTGTCGGATGTTTGATTTGTCAGGGTTTACTCCCAATTTAATAGTTTAAGACTATCATTCTTTTTGGTAGCTTATTCTACCATGGTCTGTAGTGCTGATAATATTTCATTAATCTTATTAGCACTATCCGCGGCTGTTGCACTTGCAGGTGTTGTTATAGAAGTTATATCGGCAAGTGTAGTTGCTCCATCTACGGTAACCTTATCACCTGTTGGGAATTTAGGCATCTAGTTCACCACCTTTCTTGAAATCTCCTGTATCTATCAGCTGTTTTATAAAAGCTTCTTTACCTCTTATTGTTTCACCTCTGTACTTATAATATCCCCCACCTTTATGATATTTGTTTACGAATTTTTGGGTTATTTCTTTTTTATCTTCTTCTTCAAAGATTATGTCGCTAAGAGGGTTTCTGTAGAACTTAATAATATCAAATACTCTATTACCAAATTCAATTAATAAAAATACATTATGTTCTTCTGTCATGTCGCATCTACCAACTCTGTAAACATTTCCACCGTAAAAAGTTGATGGAAGCCCTAATCTATTTAGTGATACAAAGCCATCGGTATCATTGAAATGATATTTTTTACCATTGTATTCTGTCGAATGAAGTAAATAATAACCATCTTTCTTTTTATTATATTCCGTTATTCTAACTCTCCAATTTATTTTCTGGACAAGTTTTTCTAAACTATCCAAATCATCTTCATCAATTACACCATCGTGATATTGACTTTCTATTATTGCAAGTATATCTTTTTCATCTATATCAATTCCCTTTATGCCTTTAAGTTCTGTCAGTCTAGGTTTAACTTTCTCAAACATCTAATACATCTCCTTTATTTTTATTCTCAGCTTGTTTAAGCAACATCTCAATATGTTCCTTAGGTAGATTAGAAACCTCTGTTAAAAGATACTCTCTTGTTGTTATAGGATTTATAGTGTGAATATTACATTTAAAACAATAACCTCTTTGATTACCTTTAGAATCAGGCATATCCCACGATATAGGATTTTCACACCTTCTACATACAGGTTGTTCTAGTAATTCTATTCCACCACCCATATGCTTAACAAATTCCATTAACAGCTTATTTCCAGCAAGAACATGTTTAGCATACTTAGGATTGATACCCTCTATAGTTTTTAGAAGCTCTATATTGCTCTTATCAGGCTTTTTTAACTCCTTATCTAGTGTTAGTCTTCTTTCTCTTTCTTTTTCTTTTATATTGTATTCATTCTTTTTAAACTGCACTATTAGCACCACCTACATTCGGTCGCATGTTTCCATCTTGAGTTGCTCCTGGAACATCAGGCGATTGATTAGTATTTACATTAGGTTGTCCTGGTTGTTGAGGTTGTTTCATATTTTTAGCTTTATCAATCATACTTTTAACTTCATCATCTTGAAGTTGTAACCCAAGAGTTTCTTGGATTAACTGTCTAGTTTTCTTAAAAGATATTAAAGAACGAGGTTGTCCAGTTTCATCATCAACCATTTGTATTGTAGCAAGTGATAAAATGATATTATAAAGTGCCATCTTGTTAGTAGGAAGTCCTTCCCCTAATGATATATTAATATCTATTTCAAGTTGTTTAGTCGCAATTTTTTTCTCTTTACCATCTTGATATTTTAAGTTCATCCATTTAGGTATCTTGTCTTTAGGAGATTTCTTATTCTTTTCTCTCCAACTAGACTTAAACTCACTATCAGCAGGTATAAGTTCAGGTATATTTGTTAACTGTTTAGCTTCTACCCATTGGAATTGTTCTGTTTCAGCAACTCTTAAAGCTTTACCAGTAGTCCAAAATTCCATACATAAACCTAAACAATAACTTAAAGCATCACCAAATAGATTAGATAAATCACTTCTCTTATCATCAATACCTGTATTACCTTGTTGCATTTGTATTCCAGCCTGTGTTGCTGTCATCTGTTCTCCAGTACCTTGACCTGTCATAAGTGCTGAGAACCTTGTAGATTCCTGTACCTTTTGAAATAGCTGTCCTAATAGATTAAATACAACTTCGTTTATACCTGTACCTTGAACAACTTTAATAAAGTTATTAGGGTTCTGAGCAAATATAGGTATAGATGGGTCTGATTCAGCAAACTCATCAGGATTTAATTTACTTTGAGGGTCTGCAAAAGTTCTACCTTGTGATGAAAACTTAATAGCAAGTATAATCTCATCATACAATTTATTAATAAGTTCCTGTATTGGTTTAAGCAACTGCCCATCACCAAATCTGTGGAACTGACCTTCTTTTGGATATAGCCCTGCTGAAAATATAGGGTACTTATTATGAACAAATTTATAAAATGGTTGCGTTGGTTCACTTCGCTTGTCCTTAGGTTTTTTATCTAATAGTATTCCACATAAAGACATATGGATTCTTTCTAAAACCTGGTTCTCATTACTTCTAGTCCATACTTCAATCATTGTAAAAGCCAAATCATCATCAGTAGTATTTGTATCAGCAAACTTAGCAACTTGATTACCTACCGTTATTGCATAAGCAACATCTTCACCAAATTCTCTTTTAGCCCAACTAATAGGTTTAGCCCCTACTTCTCTTACTATATACTCAGCTTCTTGAATTTCTTCCATATCTTTAATATTGCCATCAACTATTATAGTTCCAATACCTGGTGTTTTTAATTTAGCAATCCCAAAACCGTCAAAATGGTCAGCATCCCAATATGGCATTACATAAGCTTCTCCAAATAATATATACCTTCTTGAAGCTCTCTTAACTCTTGCTTTAATTTTTGATTCTTTCATTACTAAACTAATTATAGGGTCTGCTGTAGAAGCAAATTTTTGGTCTGATATTCCTTTACCAGTACATGTAGCTGATATATTAGAAGAAATCATAGATGATACTTGACCTTCTATGTTAGGAAGAACAACATTAACAAAAGAATTTATATTATATTCGTAATCTGGTTCTCTTTCACTTCCATATAATTCTTGTATCAAATCCCAGTTTTCAATATATTCTTGTAAATTAGCACTACCTTCCTGATACCTGTCTAAATAGTAGTCAACTCTTTTCATCTCGTCTTTTGTCATTAAGTCATCTCTTGATTTTATATACTCTTGTTGTAACTTATCTTTATCTTCCATTACTTATCATCACCTCTTATATGCTTAGTTGTGAAAAATTTACCGTCATCTGTTAAATACTCTTTGTAATTAAACTCCGAATTATTATAGTTTTTATCAATCCGAACGTTCGCCTTATCCTGTTGGTTATAGTTCGTCTTTTCATCCATTTTAAGTCTTGCTTTCTCAAAGACTTCATTACGTTGTATATTTATTCCTATAAAAATCCCAAACCCAAAAACTATTATACATGCAGATGCAATAATAAAACTATCCATATTAACTCCTTTCAATCATAAATTCTTTGTGTTTCCAGGTAACTTTTAATTTGATATTTAGTAAATCCCATATCTTCTAACTCTGAAGCTGTGTTGTATCCTTTAAGTTCTTTTATATCATTACTTACTTTAAGAGTAAGCTTATCAATTATTGAATAAGCGATAGCATAAGCCATTATAGTATCGTCATGTTTTCCTTCTTCTGCTTCAGGCTTACCCTTATCATTTATAATAAACGATAGCATTTCTTTTAAGGTAGTTATATCATGTATGTACTGGACATTATCCCTAACTAAAGTTCTAAGTTCACCTAAGATAGAGTTTCTATTACCTCTATTAGTATTAAATCCATACTTGTTGTAAAGCTTACCTGAAAAACTATCAGGAGATTGTTCTCTTATATCAACATTAGGATAACCTCTTTCAACAAGAACCTTAACTGGATGTGTAGAATAGTTTGTTTCTATACTAGTTCTAGCCCAATTATACAAATAACCTAAACAGAAAACCTGTTCAGCGAACAAATCCTCATCTTTTTCAATTAATAACAATGCTTGTTGCTCACCACTTCTATCAATAACCTGTGCTATGTTCTTATCACTACCATCCCCAGCTGTATCTGCTCCTATGCCATAAGGCTTACCTTCAACTGGTTCAATATATATATATACAACTCCATTTATATTAGGAATAAATCTTATAGATTCCTTTTCTATAATCTTATCCTTAGTAAAAGCATCAGTATCATACTCGTATTCAAAAGAACCTCTTATAACTGGAACATCTTCTTTTTGCATGGTACGTTCAATCATTAATTGCCTAGTAACATTCTCAACATTAAAATATGTTCTACCACTAGCCAAAAATGCCTCTTCAGGAGTACAAGGATATTCTTGTAGTATTAACTCATGCTTATCCTTCCATTTATTGAAATACCAGTTAACCTGTTCAAGGTCTAATCCATGTTCTTTAACCAACCATTTACATCTAGCTCTAGCCCACATCTCACTTTGAACATTCTCACTTTCCTCTGAATATCTAATAAAGCTTTTAAATTTCTTTTTATAATACTTGTTTTTAAACTCTATTCTATATTCAGGTGTTTCCCACCATTCAAAAAACATGTTCTCCCAGTTATTATCAGCATCCCATAAATCCTTGTAATCATTATATCCATTTGCTGTAGTTTCAAGTATTGCTATACAAGAACCAGTAAATGCTTCCATAAGTCCACCTAGTGATGATTTTAAGTCCTTCCAAAACGCACACTCAGAACCATGGAAAAAGTTTATAGTCTTTGACCTACCTGCATCCTTATTACCTGCTGTGTTTATCCTCCACCTACTATTAAGCCCTGTACCTTCTTCATTCTGAAAGTGCAACTCCCTTCTAGTATTAAACTTCTCTTGAGGTTTTAATTTCTTAGGTAATAATTCATATACATACTTAGCTTTATCTTGAAATATATCCGTAGCATTATCTGATGTATCTGCAAGTGTATATCCAGCAAAGTTTGTCTGTGTTACCGATATTGCTAACTGATATGCTGTTATAAATGTAGTAAATCCTTGTTGTCTCCCTTTAAGTAATAAGAAATTTAAATGACTTCTCTCTCTATTATCAAACTCTTCCCTTGCTTCATTTATCCTTTTAAGGAATTTATTTTGAACATGATTTAAGAAAAAAGGTACTGTCTTTTGGTTTTTATCAACTACCAAGAATACAAGTTCAATCAACAACTCAGGATTCCCTAATATCTCTATTCTAAGTTCCATAGCCTCAGGACCTATTAAGTATTCAGCAAAACTTTTTCTAAATTCTTTATCCTTCTTTTTTATATCATGATACCTTTCCCATAACTTTTTTCTTTTATCTATTAATTCCTTGGCAGTATATATCATATAATCACCTCACTACCTCTATTAAATTCTCAGCACTTAATACTTCATCTATTCCTTCAACAACAAATAGTATATGACC